CCTCTACGTCTCGTGGGCTCGGAGATGTGTATAAGAGACAGGGTCTTGATAGTTCAAGCCATAACATATAATATTGTGTATATTTTTGCGGATTTCTAAATAAATAAACTACATCATCTGCACTTAATAAAAAACCAACATTTAACAAAGCATCTGCAAAATCTGATAACTCAATGTAGTCTTTTTGAAACTGTGCAACTCTGTCTGTAAGAATTTTGTCTTCATTTTTATCAGACATATATTCTGTGTATTGAGCACCCGCAATTGCTATTGCGTGAGATATCCACTGTAACATTTCTTCATTAACAATAAACATTTCTTCCGGTTGTTCCATATTAAAATCCATTTCTTCAGATTTACCAATAGGACATGACGGGTGGTGTAAATTGGTTGCTAGTGAGCCACAGACTCTACATCTTTGTTTTTTCATAACACTAATCTACCACATCTTCCATAAATAAATCGTCATAGTCTAAATCTTTACACCAATCTTTTATAACTTCTCCCTTTTTATTTAATATAAGCTGTCCCTCTTGCATATTTTCAATAGAGAAGTGCTTAAAGTTAATATCAATTTTGTAATCTTGATTAATTCTTGAAACTAAAGTTACTAAAGGAGCCCAAGCACTATCAAAATTATAAGTAACTTTATTTTCTCTAAAGTTAACTTCTTCTCCAGTGTACCAATCTCCCCACTTACCACCATAGTTAGCAATAGTCCAATTGTATCTATCTTCACAATCTTCGGGAATAGGATATAAAGATTCTGCTAATAAAAGATGTCCTAACATAGCTTCATGTTCAGATTTCTTAATTAATTTTCTAAATGAACTCATGTCATCTTCTGCTTCAAAAGATAATTCTAAGGAATTGTGTACAATATTAGGCATTACTTTAACTCTCTTGCGTCTAATCTACCACGAACTCTTGGTTGCTTAAATTTGTGATGTACAAAACACTCAGTACGCTCGTTATACTTTGATAAAGTAACTTCGCACTCTTTCTCACTACAGGTTCTACCCTCATCGTAAACTTTACTTTTTCTAGTAGCGTATTTTGTTTTGCTACCCTGCATATATAAATTAGACATATTCTTCCTCCTCGTCTTCATCTAAAATTACTAAACAACAATCAGTAACATACTTCATGTCGTTTGTTTGTGAATAATCAGTGTAACTATTACACTTTGGGCACCATTTAGACCAAATAGGTTGCCCCTCTTGTGTGTAATCAACTATAAATGGGTAATGTTCTTGCATTATTTCATCTCCAAACATTCAACCATTACATCATGAACGCTTACATTTTTCTCAATATCTTTTTTAAGAGCAACATAAGTGTTCTGTTGATATTTGCTTTGTTCATCTTCTTGAAATGTATTGACAATAATTACATAATCGTCTGCATCAAAATATTTCCAATTATCAGTCTTCATAGCCCCACCTGTTGTAATCGTATGGACTTGCGTTATAAAGCATTACGAAAGATTTATCAAAAATTTTTCTAGCAAACTTGTGCCCAAGCCTTTTAGTAAAGGTATCTCGTGCATCAAGCTTTTCTAAAGCTACTAATGAATATTCGTTGAGTGATTTAATCATTATTCTTCCTCCTCTAGATGTTCTAACCAATCACTTGGTTGCATACTTAATACAAATTCTTCTGCATCTTTATCATTTTCAGCGTGAAAAGATACAAATACTGTGTAGACTTTATCCATTATTCTTCCTCTTTTATTACACCTGTATCTACATACCATTGATGTAATATTTTCTGTTGGTCATCATCTAGCAAATCAACAACAAAGTTGTATCTTTTAATCGCTATGTCAAACAATCTTTTCATTTCGTCCATTATTCTTCCTCCGTATTGTCGTAAAAAAGACGAGCAGTAGTTTCAAATTTTGTAAATTTACTCATATTGCTAGATATTTTGTACCTATCATAAACTACTTGTATGGCAAAATTTTGGTCGTGTGTATTCACAACCTCATCAATCATTGTCATATTTTCGTTTTCATCTTGATAAGTTATTGATACATCTGTTTTCCACATAGTCTTATTCTCCTTTGTCCGTTATATTTTCGTCACGAGCAACCCATAAGTCCTCGTTCTTTTTTTGTTTGTCGTAATTTCTAAGTTCAATCATAAACTTTACTCTAGAAATTAATTCTTTTATTAAGTTGTTTAGAAAGTTTTTCATAAAGCACCTCCTTGTTCGTCTTATACTGATATCAATATAGTTTAATAGTTCTCACTTGTCCACTTTATTTTGAATTTTTTTTCATCTTGCCAACACCACTGACTAGAACTCCAATCTCTCCATTGAGTTCTACCGTAAATATCCTCAGCTAAAACAGAACTAGCATAGATATTCCAATAAGCTGATTTCTGTACTGGTACAAAAGAAAAGCCAAAACTTGTCTTAGAAACTTTTTGTTCCAAATAAGGTCTTCCATTTTTTAGTACAACCCATTCATTCCAATATGGAACATAGTTGTTGTCTGCTAACCAATTCCAAGTCCAAGACACGAATTGCATAACGCCTGTGTCATAGTTTCCCTCAGCAGTTCTTACTGCTTTTTCTTTACCACGACTTTCACACCAACCTATACGAATAGCAGTATCAATATTTTCTTCATCATAAAATTCATAGTATAGAGGTGCATATTCCCACATAGATACAGGAACATTATCTTTACAATTTAGATAATTTGATAGGTAATAACTATCAGACTCTCCACTTGTACTTGGAGTGCCTAAAGTAGCTAGAAATATAATGCAACTTGTAATCATAATAAAACCTCCTCGTTCGCTAGTTCCCTAGTATAACGAATTAGTTATATTTATGTCAAGTTATATTCTTTCTAACTTACCTAATATAATTTGTCTTGCATTCATAGACGCACTTTTAGGAGACTTACCACCTGTTGTTGTGTAATGGATTAATTCTCCGTCCATTGTTTGTCTATAAATATTAGCGTCATATCCGAGCATTAATTCGTTCCAAGAAACGACAACATAATACTCATCAAACCAAAAGGACACATCCTCTTGGTTATTATTGACGCTAGTCAATGTATCTCGCATATACTAATTATATAGCATTTAAAAATAAAAAAAAGGTATTTTGCACATATAAACTTGACAATATTATTAAGGTGTGTAATATAGTTCACAGTGATACTATTACTTGGTACACAAGTCAGGAACCAAACACGCAAGTGCAAGGGAAAAGAGGTATAAACAGATTAACTTTCCTGTTCCTCTCGCCAAGTAAAAGCTACCGGTAGGTAGCACACTAAGTTGAGGTGCCCTAACCTTTGATAAAAAAAACGGGTGGGTTATTAGTTTGCCCTTATTCGCTTCAGCTTAGTGTGGTACTTACCTCCGTCACAGATTAACCACCTGTGGTGTTGGCAGGGATGTATTAGGGATGACATCTAACGGCTACAAAGTAAGTATCAAGCTATTTACTGAAACTTAATACCCAATGGGCGAATAAGTACAGAGGTAGGTAGCTTGTAGCACATAGTAGTAATAGTGGGTAGTAGCTTAGGCGAAGAAACTATGAAGGTGTGTTACAAGCTATTTATAAGGAGATAAAATGTACAACGCAGAAAATACACCTTTAGGTGTAAGTGAAATCGCAAAAATTCTAAAAGTGAAACCAGATACAGTTTCATCATGGCAACTTCGAAATAATTTACCTAAACCAGATTGGTACATCAATGATATGAAAACAAGAATCTGGACATTAAAAACTATTATTGATTGGGCTAACGCTACTGGACGTAATAAATATAAATTATCTTACGAATCTGCACAAAATTTTTTACTAGGAAAGAAGCCAAAAGTCGAAGAAGGAACATCAAACCTTATTAATGTTGACTTTATAGGTAGTTACGACGATTCTGATTTATAAAAATATTACATTATATTATTTGCATATAATTTAAATGTGATATATTGGTTAAGTTATTTTAATTAATAACGTAGAAGTACAAGCGAGTGAGAGGGGGTCTTTTATGGAAGAAAAAGAAATCAACAATGTATCAGACATACTTGACACAGTAAAAGAAATTACTGATTTTCAATATGTTGATACAGATACACGTGATGAGTCTTTGGAGGAAGTTAAATCTAACTTCCCTCAAAGCACACAAGAAGTAATGGACTTACTTTACAAAGTAAAATCTGTAAAGAGAGCCGTTACTTTATTAGAAACCGAACTCAAAAACAAATTAGCTTATGACTTACAGGGCAAAGCTAAAAGAGTTGGTAATGAAATTGTCATTGGTAAAGGTACTAATACCTATAAGCCATATGACGTACACAAAGTGCTTGATTACTTAGGAGATGATTGGAAAACTGCGGTTAGACCTGCGTTCAGAACAACTGCAATCAAAGCGATTGCTAAAGAACGTGGAGATAATCCTTTTGTTATATTTGATAGTTTATTTGAAACTGTTACAACAGGAGATGTTTCGATTGTTCCCGAGAATAAAGCACCTAAGAAGTATCAAAGTCTTAATGACGGAGAGGAGATGAGTATATGAAAGACGTATTTAAAGAAATAGAAAGTCAGATTGCTAAAGTCTCTGAAATACTTAGCACTAGATACAATATTAGTGGGAACATTCTAACTAATAAACAAATACAAAACACAGTCGATTGTCAAGAGGCATTCGATAAAGGTGTAATGGTTGGTTCATTAGACGGATTGAGATACGCTAAAGATATTGTTGAAAGAGAAATGATTGACGCAGGAGACACAAATGCCTTCTGAAGTTGAAACAATGTTTAGTGCGAACATACCTGCATGGCACCGACTTGGTGTTGTGACTAAGGGTGCATTGACATCTACTGAGGCAATAGAAAAAGCAGGATTGGATTGGACAGTTACTTTAAATCCTTTATTTACTGGGGTTACTGACGCTGGTGGAGAAGAATACGGGGTAGAAGTTCCAAATCATTTTGCTACTATTCGTGAAAGCGACAATAGTGTTTTGGGTGTTGTTGGTAATAGATATACACCAATACAGAACATTGAATGTTTTGATTTTATGGATACAGTTGTAGATGATAGTGAAGCTACTTATGAAACAGCAGGTAGTTTATTTGGAGGAAGAGTTGTATGGATGTTGTTAAATCTTAATAAACCTGTAAAGGTTGATGAGGACATAACACATAATTACCTACTTCTTACTAACTCTCATGACGGTAGTTCAAGCTTAAAAGGCTTAACTACACCGATTAGAGTTGTATGTGCAAATACTTTAAGAATGGCTCTTAATGGAAAAAAGAATAGTTTTGCTTTTAGACATACTAAGAACTTACAGGGTAAAGTTGCACAAGCAAGAAGTATATTGACTGGAAGTTATGAATACATTGATGAGTTCCAGTTAGAAATGGGAAAACTTTTGGACACAGAAATCACAAATCAAAGGTTTGTAGAAATCATGGACACAGTTTTACCAATTCCGGAACCAACAACTGAAAACGTTAAAGCAGTTACTAGGATAACTAACCAACGTGGAGAGATTACTAGCCTATTTAATAATCCCGAATTTGCTACTCAAAAAAATACTGCATGGGCATTAATTAATGCAACTTCTAATTATGAACAATGGAAGGCAAGTATTAGAGGTAAAGCAAGTCGTGAGGAAAAATTAGCAAGTAAAACACTACTTGGTATTGAAAATCCTATAACAGATAAAGTACATTCTTTGGTAGGTGTGTAATGATTACTTTGCCTATCAGAGACTTTATCGCAAAACAAAAATTACCTAACAATGCTAGGACTAGAGACGCTAGCCTTCATTTAGCTATGGTATGTTCTTTGCTTAACTTAGAAGAAAAGCAAGTACATGAAATAGCTGAGGCAAGTGCAAGAGTATTTAGAATATTGAAAAAGGATTTACCTTTAGAGTCTAAATACAGAAAAAATTATCGTATGGGTACTTATATGAAAAATGTTGAAGATATATTTTCATACATAGAATCTAATATGGTATTTGGTTCTGAGCATAAAATATTTAGTGAGCTTGAAAAAGAAAAAGCCAAGTTCAGAGGGGAAATAGCATGATGACTAAAGAAATAGAAGTGGGTGCAATTTTATCTGATGATGAGTTAAATAACTTCCCAACAGGTAGAGGTAGACGTTCTTTAGGGGACGAAAATCCGCAGTGGTTCAGCGATATGAATCAAGCAGACGGTAAAAATGTAGTATTAGAAAAGTTACCTTTAAATACTACAACACATAGCCGTATTGCAAATAGAGCAGTAAAGTATAGCAAATTGTATAAGAACGATTATAAGTTTTCTGTTAAGAGTTCAGAAGGATTTGTTTATTTTATTGGGAGAGCAATTTGATATTACTAGGAGTGCTAATAATGGGTAAACCTCAATTAATAAAGGGTTCAATGTCCATTGTACTTCCCAGCTGCGAAAGGTCTGGTAATTTATGAGACTTGAAGACGGAATATCCAAGAAACAATGGATAGAAGTGGTATCATGGCTAAATTTTCGTTGGGATAACGCAAAGTTAGATGACGAAAAAATTAAAGCATTATATCCGGACTTCGCACAATTCCCGGAAGATGTAATGTGGAGAGCTATGCAGACTTATTACGATAGTGGTAGTAAGTTCTTTAACATTGTTGAGTTAAGGAAGATTTGTATTGAGGAATATAATGAATACCTTAGAGACCTTGACAACAAACAAAAAGCAATAGGCATGGGAGAAGTAATGCGTCGTGATAAAGGCGGATTGATTGAGTATCTTAAATTAAATGGATATGAAAGCTTTGCTCATGCAGTTTGGGATGTAACCATGAAACGAATTAGAAGTGGTAAAGCTTTACCTACTGATGATTTATCATGGGATACAGAGGAAGATTGGACTTCTGCTAAACCTAATTGGACTCAAATGTTCGGTAAGGAAATGACCATTGAGCAATTAGAAAAAAAGCGTGAGGAAGAATCTAAAGTTAACGAAAAAAGGAGCGTTTATAATGGCGACTAACAATAACACAATCTTGGTTGGACAAATTATGCAACCGGAGATTAGACAAACAAGAACTGGTAAAACAGTTGCAAAAGCCCGTATGGTTGTTAAAACTTCCGGAGACGGAGATGATATGTGGGTATCTGTAAATATGTGGGAAAACCTAGCAGATAACTTTAACTTTTCATTCCCGGAGGGACAAAAGACTGTAAGGGTTATGGTTACAGGTAGATTACAAGAAGAAAAGTGGACTGACAAGACTGGTAACGAAAGACGAGAACTTGTTGTTACTGCTGACCAAATTGCAATCTGCATGGACTATCAAACTGTAAGTGGTATTACATATCAAGCAAGTGCTAAAAATGAAAATACATACACAAACAATACTCAAATGGCTAAAGATGTATTGGGTGCAGTTGAAAAACAACCGGAACCGGTAGCAAGAACTAATTATGCTGACGGAGAGGCTCCATTTTAAAATGGTAAGTAAAGATTTGTTATCGTGGGCAGAGGAGGAAGAAAACATCTCTGTTGTAAAATCTGAAACTCACGATAACAAGTTTACTCAAATGGACACACTTAAAGGTATGTTGATAGAAAATATCTATGGTGTTTGCTCTACTGACATATTAAAAGAGTATATACCTCGTGGTTCTGCGTTAATTTGGACACTTAGACACGAGGAAAATTGGATAATAGATACTGAAAATTGTGATTTACATGAACATAAAACTCATCAAATAAAATATGTATATCGTGGAAAAAAATACTGATATAGATATATTAGGTAGACAAACTGCCTTAAAGTTACAATCTCTTATGGCTATTGTTGAATATGATTTTAATAGACACGAGCCATGTTTAGTTTGTGGAGAGAAATACTTTAAACATTATCCCGACGGACTTCCCTGCGAAACTGATACAGATATTAAAGACCTGTATAGTAAAGATAGGTGGGGAAATAAAAAAATCCTAAAAAATCCTAAAAAATCCTAAAAAATCTAAAAACTCTTACAGTCTTATTCCCTGATGGCACAAACTACACCAAACCCCATAAACACTGGGCTTTTACACAAATCTAGAGTTTATGAAGAGAATGCGCAAAACAAACATTAAACCCCGCAAACATTGAAAATTTCGCTATAAATACTTAAAATCCCTTTATTTACTAGCATTACTGTTCTCTGGCTTCGAGACAGCAACGTGCATCAGGTTCCCAGAAGACGACATTAAACCCCATAAATACAGACTAATTCCCAAATTCCCAAATCTATGTATAGAAGAATAGAAGATTCCCAAATTCCCAAAAGTGCTAGTCATTTTGAATATACTTATACGATTAACTAAATTTTTAGGGGTTTCAAACCTAACTCGCCGCGCTGGGGTCAAAATTGAATTTAGGTATACTTCTCCGGGAATGCAGGAAAAGAAAGGAACTACTACTAGGTAGTAGCTACTATAAGGCTCCCCTTTGTAGAGGAGCCTTAACTAGCTACATACTATCTATTCTCCCACCAACCAAAGAATAGTGCTAGCACGACAGTTACTAATGGAACACCAATAGCAGTATAAGCAATTACTGACCACAAGTACCCAATAGGGTCTGTGTTGAACAGCTCATATGCTGATGTTGCAAAAGTAGCTACGATTATTGTGCTTCTTGTCATTATGAGTTACCTCCATAGTTGTCTTCTTCATTTAGTTGTATTAGATATGGCAACAAGTCAGTTCCATAAGTAAGCGATTGCTGTTTATGAGAATCTGAATCGTCCCAATTCATTTCTAAGAACCTAGCAAGTTCTTCATTGAAGCCCTTCCTTATTGGATTCTTACAATAACTTACAAACGAATGCAAGTTAGTCACATATTGTAGAGCCTCTTTATATCTACCTTCATTTATATAGTCTGAAAGAAGATGTACATATCTCCAACATGCATCTAAGAATGCCATGTTCTTAATTAGTCTATCTGCACGTAAGTTAGAATTGAATGCTCTAACTTCCATTGTTGTACCATGACCATTAAGGTTTAGTGCGGAATATCTACCGGCTTGCGAAGTTCTTCCGTTCTTAATGACATCGTAGAATATTTTACCGAGCTTACCTGCATTAAGGTCGCTTCTATCATATTCTCTATCGACTGGTACATTGTAATGGCACCATTGGTTTGCAGACCTTTGACATATGATTTCCAAGAACGGTTTACCGTAATCGTCAACATATAGTTCAAAGGTTCTCCATAGAATAAGGAACAAATAAAGTTCCGCATCTGTGAAGGCAGCTTTAGGCATATGTATGTGTATACCTGCACTGTCATTCCAATAGCCAGACAAGCCACCTGCATTGTCTTCGACAATCTGTGCAAATGGTTTGAATGACTCAACTGTCATTGGTTGGAAGTTGAATTCCACACCGTTGTTAAGTGAGCCATCATATTTTGCTATTATCGGACTGATGTAAGGATATGTTTGTCTACCCTTACTTATTGCAAAGTCACGCATGTTCTTGTAAAGATATTCATTAGATTTAGTAATGATATCTGCTACAGGTTGCCAACTATGCATGTCACCATAATCGCAATCGTAGTCACAGTAACCATGGTCAGCCTCGTAACAGTAATCGCAATTACAGTCACAGTCGCCATCAGTATACTCTGCTTCCAATTCCATACCCATAGGGATACCAGTTTCCCAGTATCTCTTTTGGATATTCTTTGTTGCTTGCTCCGTAGAGCATTTACCATTTCTTCTACCAGCTGGTAGACCAATAGTATTTTTGTGTACTACAAAGACACCGTGCGAACTACGCACCGAACTCAATGAGCTCGGTGTTTCGTCTATGTCGTGTCTTATGTTTTCTGTACTTCTAGGCATGATTATTATCTCCTATGTTTTTTTTATTATATTGTATTACCAAGGCGTGTCACTGGTTGAGCAGGCTCAATAGCTTCCTCTACCACTTCCTCAATAATTTCTTCTTCTGGTTGCTCCCAGAGAGAATCAATTTCGTCTTCAGATATTTCCAAGTCGTCATCGTTTCTCAATAAGAACTCCATAAGATGTTGATACTTATGATGATTGTCTTGTATAAATTGAACAAATACTTGCTCAATGTTTAAGACTGCATCAAAGCCTTCATCTTGTGTGTTCCTAATCAGATTCTCTTCAGCATCTGACCATTCGTCGGCTTCATTACGCCAAGTACTGATTTCATTTAGCAATGATTCATCAGGACCTAGTTCATTATCCCAACTGGAACTGTCTGACTTCCACATTGTGAAGTCATACAATGCTTGAACAAATTCTAAGTTCTTAAGAACTCTATTGCCCTTAGCATTGGAGTTGAAGTATCTTAGCTCAATAGTGTTATTGTGCATAAGGTTAATACCTTGATACTTGCTTGAGTTGTTAGCACGTCTTGAACGAACAACCGCTGCAATAGCATTAGGCACATCGTGGTACTCTAATTGGTCCCAAGATGTCCAGGTATTGCTTGGTCGTTGTGCAATGTATCTAAGCAATCCGTTTGCATTCCATTGCAGTGCTTGTAGCGCTGACAAGAATGTATAACCGTGTTGCTCAGTGAATGCGTCCCATGGTATATGTATGTGAATACCTACACCACCAACACTGTGTGCTTTGTAGTTTTGCTCAGTCATGTACCAGAATGTCTTAGGAGCATTTTGCCATGCTCTCATAGACATTGGCTGAGAAATAAACTCAGCACCAGTACTTGATGGTAGTGAGCCATCACGTTTGATGTACATTAACTGTGGAGCTACATCATATGACATCTTACGATAGTCATTAGGATGGAATGTTTCTAATGTTCTCTGGAACAATTGCATTGGTCCAACATTAGATTGTTCTCTAGTATCTCTAGCAATAAGCTCGAGCTCTAGACCCATAAACAATCCATACTCTCTGTGCCATGATGTACACCTATGGTTAGGTATATCATGTTCAGAACAGTAAGCATAGTCACCACTTGAGCCTTCTGTGAATGTTGAGTAATATTTTCCATCAATATAGTCAACATAATAGAAGTCTGGTCGATAGTTGTATGCGTTCTTCTCTTTGTTTAGGCGTATGCCATGAGAAGGTTCAAGCCAACCATCGTCAACTACTCTACTCTCTTCTGCTCTACTTGCGTATCTCATTCTGAAATCACGGTCTTCCATCATAGAGTCAATCCACATAGCAATGTGGTCACCTCTTAAATCGTCTGACCTGTATTGAGCAGGAAATGAATCAAGAATAGGACTGAACCTATCCAAGAACTCTGTTCTCTCAGATGAACTACTTGTCATTTGACTAGCAATAGCATCCTTACGTAACGTAGTTAACGTAAAGCCAATGTTCATTCTTGATGACATAGGAAGTTTCCTAAGCCATGTAAGATAACGTCTTGTCTCTACTGGTAACTTAAGGTCATTTACCTCAATGTCAATGTTGTTATCCTCTAGGAACTCTTCATCAACTCGCCAATCATAGTCACGTCTACCAACTGGTCTTTCACCAGTATCGTCAACGTGTCTTAGTCTGATTGGTCTGTCATTGGCTGCAACTTCCATATCTTCATGGCTGTTGTAAGCAGCTATAATCCAAGACTTTTGCCAAGGGTTATAAGATAGTCCATGAGTAGCAATACATTGATAGCAAATTCTGCTTCTTGTATTTTGATAACTACGTACTTTGTACCAGTCAAGCATCATAACGTCATACTTGTGATGACATATGTTACATGTAGAGTACTTACGGTTGTTAGCCCATTTGAATTTACTTATCCAGTTTCCTGAATAGTTGTCAAATACCTGACCACCATTTGACCTACCATACCAATAACCTCTCTTAGCTGAGAACCAAGTCTTAGCTGAAGCTGACCTGTAATAAACTGAGTCGTAACTCAATTCACTACCATTGCCAGGTAAGGCATATGATATGTAGTTATCAGTAACCATAGGAATACCAACGTATCGTAATGGTAAAGTGTCCCATTGTTTAGGATACATTTGATATTGGATATGATTTCTAAGCACAGTAGTTATCTCTGTCTGTGAATAGTCATCACTATCCGCAACACCACTTGATATACACTCATAATGAGATATCCAAGTTGCTCTTGGGTTACTGTAATTAACAGCTCCGAATCTATCTGCCAATAGATTACGTAACCAATTAATTCTGGAACCGTATGTATAGTTGCTTTCCAATGTGGTGTAGAAAGGTTCTGTCACGAATACTGAATATATACTATTCAATACTTCTATGACAGTCCTTACGTCTACATCATGATTACTTGCGTAAGCATGAGCTCTATTGGATACAACGTCCTGCATACTGCGTTTCCATTTTGCAGATGCCTCTTTAAAGTCTCTAACATTATCTTGTGTTAGTGACTCAATGAGTTCGGCAACGTCAATAGATATAATTGCATTGTACTTCTTCTTACTACCAGTAAGGTTAGGAGTTTCACGCAACCATCTATTGTAACTATAATCAGTATTGTCTTGATGAAGTGGGTGGTCTGAACCACTACGACTTTCATCTACAATATTGATATACTGTGCCTTTATATGCTCATACGGGAGCTTAGACCCCCGTATGATACCTGTATATTCGGACATTAGTTTGTCTCCTTTGTATTTTTATTTATTTGTAATTAAAAAGGAAGCGTTTCTTGCTTCACTTCTTTTTTCTTGGTTGACTTTTTAAAGTCAGCTTTTGCTTGTATCTGAGCACCTTCGTACTCTGAAGCGTCTGCTATATAATTACCAAGTTGACAATCGTCGCTACATGTTCTGACACCCCAGACTGTAATAGCTTTATCACAGTCAAAGCATCTCCATATACCGTTCTCATCAATTTCAGCCCATAGACCGTCCATTGCATCTTCAATGGTTTGGTAACCAGTGTTAGCTTGCAATGTTTCCCATGTGGCAACGAATGCATCATCGTCGAGCAATTGCTTATCATAAGTCAATCCCTCATGTTTGATTGCTCGTCGCTCTAAGTTAGCTTGAGCTTCATCGTTGATATGGTCATCGTAGTAAATGATTTCACCAGTTTCTGGGTCAACATACCCATCAGCTCTAGTGTCAATCAAGTCGCTGTCTCTTGAGACAGGTGCTTGATAACCATTCCACTGCTTGCCAGTCTTATATGGCTTATATGTCTTAACTATCTTAGGTCTACAATAAGATGAGTTTGAATACCAAACTTTCCCATCATATTGACCATAGTGAGAGTTAATTATATATGATTCTCTCTTGTGCGCTTTGCTAGCAGACAAGAACACAAACTTGTTGTGTCCAATAATATCTCCAAGCATTTCTCGCCAAGCTTCATCATCTAACACTGCATCAAGGTCTGTGTAATTAAACAACATCTCATTGATGTATCTTGTGTCAGATATGTCTTGCTTTGCAGGTGGTATAAATGCGCTAGGCAATATACCATTGTGTGCAAACACAAGGTCTTTTCTTTGTTTTCCGTTACTCATTACTTTGAATGGGTGTACATTAGGTATACATATAGAACCGTGTGTAGCGATTCTTGTGTGTACCAATATGTCGGATTGACCATACTCTTCAATGATTCTGTCAAAGTTCATCTTGAACTTTTGCATCTTCATTGTTTTGTAGGTCTTTACTTTGCCGTCATCAATGTAAGCAATACCGCCACCATCTGGGTTGTTCTCCCACATGGATGTCAAAGCATTGTCATCTATTGTATGTCCGGCTGGCACTGATGCGATAATACACATAAGTTATCCTCCTATTATTATTATTATTTTATTGTATTGATTAAAGTATATCACCATTAGACATTGCTGTCAAATCCTCTACTGAGTAGAGCTTCTGATACCATGGACTAATCCATAGACCATCGTGATATAAGTTAAACGGTTGTGAATAGCTGAATCGCCTTACGAATGTAAATGCAACCATACTACTCCAATCGGTTAATACCATGTTTGCAAGCATAAATGCTTCAGTAGCACTCAACTGATTGAATACTTCTGGTACTGCATCTATTACTTCTAACATAGCTCTGAAGAATTTTGCATCTGTTTTAACAGTGAAAGCATTTGTTTCAGGTAGGTTTATCCAACCGTCCTGTATAAACTTAGCTTCCTTTGCTAAAAGGTCAGCATGCTTCTTCAATTGTTTTTTGTCATTACTTGTTAAGTAATTGTTCATTGTTATAGTCTCCTATATTTTATTTATTTTATTATGTAGCAATTGATGGTTCAACGCTGTCGCAGCTGAATGCTCTCTTGCTCTTTGTTCTTGTCTAGCTTTCTTAGCTAAACGAGAATTTCTGGCTCTAGTTTTCTTCTCAAGAGAATACTTCCTACCGCCACTGTATTTTGGTTTACGACCCAAACTAAATTCGTCTATCATTCTTTCGAATGTAGAGTCTTCTGATTGTGTGTCGTCAATCATTCCAAGCTCATGCTTTATTTGATTGTTTAGTTTCATTGTTATAGTTTCCTATTGTTTATATATATTTTGTATTTTTTGACATAATAGGCCGGGAAATCCTATGAATTTATTCCGACCTATTAAGGTCAAAGAGTCAGTTTTAATTCTTGACTTGAATTAGATATTTAAGTGCTGCAAAAGGTTTAGTTTCTACATACTCAATATCAGCTGTTGAATAAGAGTTGTGAACTATATCCATACGGATTTTTTCACAAGACTTTTGAAGTCGTAAGACTTCTTGTCTAATTAACATATCAATACTTTTGACTTTGTTACCAGTAACAATGTCTCCGTTAATGATAGAGTAATTGATTCTATTCAACTTAGCGTCTTGATAACGTCTCCATGCAAATGCTTCTATATCAGCTTCTGCAATAAAGACTTGCCAAGAGTTTCGGGCTACCTTCCACTCTGAACAAAATGTACCGTCAGTACTAGAGCATTCATCAGAATGCACTTCTTTGACGACACCATTATCTTCGACTTTGTCAAAGAGACAAGTGTTTGCATACTTTTCTTGAAAGTGTGCTTTGTCTACTTTGCGTAATGTGTACAACATAGATATCCTGTCACATCTACTACAAAAACAACGAGTCTCAAAAGTATGAGAGTCATCTTTGTGTAAAGTGATTTCAATCTGTTCTTTTTGTTGTACTTTTGTGTGGTTTTTTCCACTCATGATAATAGTTTCCTATCTTCAATTTATTATTTTGTATTACTGGAGCCGATTGCAGTGGACTGAGCCACTGTTTAGTTTTAAGCTAAGTTCTTAATCAAAGCTTCAGCGTTTGCTATTTGACTAGCAATAACTATTTGCTTTTTCTTAAGGTCCTTAACTGCCCACTTAGTGTTAAGTACTTTACCACCTTTGTATTTGTCACCAACATTGGATTTAAGTACAGTTTTCACTGCATCCTTGTTGGATGACTTTACTTCAGCAGCTAAGTTACCATTCACATAGTCAAGCGCAAAGTTGACATCATCAAGTTGCATTTGCAATAGACGATAGTTTCTTCTTGCTCTTCTAAGTGGAGATACTTTATTAAGCTCTTCATGCAGTGCAAAAATAATAGAGAATTCATCAAATCCTCTATCTTTAGCTAAAGCATACATAGGAGCTAAGTGCTTATCCAGAATGGCTTTCTGGTTATAGCAAGCTTCTATTTGAGCCTCTTTAGTATCTTGGATGGCTTGCTCACATCTTCTTTGTGAACCGTCTGCCCATGTGCTAGCACATATGAAACAGTCATCATAAAAAGACATGGCTGGTCTTGATGGATTTGAATCCACTTTTGACTTGCCATCCCCGATGTTTGTCACACTGTATAGATTGCGCATATCTGCTTCAACATAAACTCCATCTATGTTTTTGTAGAATCGCTTACCTGTCCAGCATGGCTTGACATCGCTGATTACCATACCCTCAGAGTCTCTGACAGTAATACCAAGCTGCTCATGACCTAGCTCTGGAATGTAATATGCTTCTGCAAACACTTTCTCGAACTTGCCATAAACAGACTTGACCTGTGCAAAGGTTCCTTCTGGATATGAATTTAAGATACTTGTAAAAGTACCTGGGACAATACCTTTGAATTCCCAAACATGGGATTCATCAGTAACCCTGATTACAGCCTCTCTCAAGGCCTCCAAAGATGGAGAATACAACTTTTGCTTTACAGCATCAATTGTCTCACATCCAAGGAGTGCGAAAAAGAACATGAACTTGTTCACATTCATTTCTCGACTTAGTATTTTTCTGAATGACTTCAAAAGAATACCCCTTTCGGATTAACCCGGTCTAACTTTTGTTAGACAACTACGGGTGGGCCTAAGCCCATACTGTGTACCTTGCTACGATACACACTATGGACTCAGCCCACTGTAATCGGCTCCAACAGTCTTGAACTATTTTTATAGACTTTCGGTGTCTAGCGGGTAATCGCTTGCCATTGCTTCTTTAGTTTTATGTCTTACTAGGACAGACCCTTAGTGGTCTAGCTTTTAACAGCGACCGCGTACTCTACGCCATCTTTGATGAATGTAACATCAGAAACAACTTCTAGTTTCTCTTCTGCATACATATCACCAAACAGGTATTGGATATACTCATTGCTCTCCATTACCAATTGGTTAGGTACGATGTCGACAGCGCTTGCTTTTTCAAGCCATATAGCTTTAGAAGCATGCTTGCAGCCAGAGTATGTATCTGACATTCTGCAGTCTTCTTTTGCCATTAAACGAGATGTAGTTCTCGCATTGACTTTAGAAGCAAGACGATTAAGTTCTCTTCCGAGACCTTTCATCTGTCCTCCTATTTATTTAGTTTGTAAAATAGATTACAATTATCACCTAAAAATAACCTATTAACGGCAGGGTTGCTATGCCTGCACATTAGAGCCTACCCAGTAGGAAGATAGGCTCCGGGCTGCAGACTAAGCGTTATCTATTAAGTAACTTGCACACATGAACTGGGTCACATGTACAATCAATGTCAGTTGCAGTAGTCATAGTCATCTATAACTCTGATGACATAAGCATTTTCTTCTATCTTTACTGCAAGGCTTAATGGAATGTTTTCCATAATCCAATCTTGGACATATACCCACGTGCAGAAAAGACTAATGAGATGCCTCATAGAATTTCCTTTCTGAGCAGTTTTATGTCATGCTCAGGACGGTTTAGTTACTTCCCACTTACGGTTGTGGCTTACCGGCTCGGTTAAGAGCAGTTACAAATCTGGCCCACGCCTGACTTGCAAATGCCACTAACCTTGCATGTGTTGCACACATCATCTGATGATGAGTGTAGCAACTGGCTGCAATGCCAGCACATCATATGCTCTCCTTTCAGAGCAGTTTTAGGTCATACTCAGGACTGTTTAGTTACTTTCCAATAACGTTTGGCTTACGGCTGGTTGAGTGACAGAGATTGCCAGCGTCTCCGGACAGTGTCAGGCACACTACTCCTCTTCGGAGAGATGACCGTACAGATACTCAGCTTCTTTGAGTTCTGCATTCATCTCTTCTATGGAGTAATGCTTCCAGTCAATGTGACGTGGTCTAACACCTGCAACATCTTTGTAGAAATCTGAGAATCTACTGTAATGTTCCATGCGCCAGAACTCGTCTACTGACTGGACATCCATTAAGCGGATATCCTCAAGAATGTCAGAAACATAAGAATAATATCCATGTTCCTTCATCCAAGCGGGTCTCGCTATCAGGACCCAAAGAGCAATAAAATACTCTTTGAGCTTAGCCATAACTATCACCTCCTTTCGGTTCGTATAGTCGGATAGGCAAATATAATAAAGCCCACCAACCTCCATGATGGGCTCTATATATTTGTTTAGTTTCCTAATATCGTTTAGGTTTAACGGCTGGTTGATTAACAGAGATTGCCAGCATCTCCGGGAAGCAATTAAGCTGTTCTACCGAAGGCAGCCATATTGCCACAGTCATAACAAATGTTATGAAGTTGGCCTTCAGCTAACCCAAGTAGAAGTCCATCTGTACCAGAATGTACAATGTGAGACGCTGGGTCTACAGTGTTACATTCCTTACAGATTTCTTCTGCCATTACTTCACCTCCTTTCCTTTTCAGATAGTCGATGATATAGATAAGTCCAAGCTCACCAGTTACGATGAGCTTGATTTATCTACAGTCCTATAGACTTGTAGAATTTGCGGTACCATTTAGTTGCCCACAATGGTGACAACTTGCCACCAAGGATGAACAAAGCTGGTACCAGACCCAACCAGAAGATTGGGTCAAGTACTGATGCTATCATTCACTTTCCTTTCTTAGTTTCTCTATGTTACATATGTGACATATGTTCATAGCTTTTGTTGTTGTTTGCATTACATGGAAAGACTTGTTATGTCTTTCGCACTTTACTGTATTAACAGCCATGCAGTCTCCTTTCTTATTTGTTTTTGTTGTATTTATTAAGTCAACATTCATGCCAAAACAAACATAATTTGCCTGGATTGGCTGAAATTTGTTTATAGATAATTCAATTAAGGTATAACTATCTTAGAGAAGTCATAAGGTAAGTTTAGGACTTGCTCTTGTGCAGGATAGATAATTTGAATATCTTGAACATTGAAACCATTATCCTCAAGCAATTTACCATATAGTAAGCATTGCTTGTAGTGCTCATTGAATTTATCTTGAGTAGGTGCTTGATAATTTTTCATATCAACAACAGTTACAGAACCATTTTCGTTATGTAATACAATATCAGCAGTACCACCTAAAGCAAGGAATTTATTTAAGTCAGTATATAAACCTTGCTCATTAGTTTGTATTAATTTACCATAAGTATCAACAACATAATTAAAGTGATGTTGTGCAACTTTCATAGCATCATTAATAATATCAACTGGAGGCATAGTGTCTTGAACAGGTCTAAACCTCTCAAAGACAAAACGCTTTTCATCTTTAACAAATATAGTGGCTTGTTGAAACGCATCTCTTAAATTCAATCCATTGTATTTGTGGAATTGATAAGCACTGTGTACAACATTACCAATAAACATATAGTATTTAGATAACCATTGTGAATTCAATACATTTGTATTAAAGTTTACAGGTATCGCATTAACTAATTTTAAATTGTTATTTGATGGACTAATTAACTTTTTCATTTTTTTCACCTCTTTTCTTTTAATTATAATGAAATAATTATTATTTGACAAAAAGACACTATATATAATTTGCTCTAAAGTCTTTGGACTTATGGTCAAGCGTCTCATACTTTTGTGTCTTAACAAATTCTTACCCCAGGGTATATATGGGATTAAAAAATGCATCATGCCTTCGGCAAGCTCCGTGCGTAAAATTTTTCTGTTTTTTCAATACTTGAAAAGCCTTATTTCGTCCAAGGGGCTAGTAAAATCAAGTGTATGGCAAGACCTACCAAACTTACACCCGAAGTGCAGGAAAACATATGTAATTGGCTAAAACTTGGTTACTACCAAGAGGATGCCGCGATTATGGCTGGTATTTCCCCCTCTACTTATTATGAATGGATGAAAAAAGGGGATGATGAAGGCAAGCAACTAGAGAGTGGCAAAGGTCTACCTGCACCAGCTAATGACAATTCCCTTATTGCCCCTTTGGACGAAGCCCAAGAAGGTGAGGTTATTTTGCCATTTTTGGAGTTTTCGGAGGCAGTAAAAAAAGCAAGAGCCGAGGCAGAAGGCGCACACATAAGGAATATCAGGAAGGCTGCTGACAATGGAGTATGGCAGGCTAGTGCGTGGTTCTTGGAGAGAAGTTTTCCTAGGAAATGGGGTAAAAGAAGTCAGCTCGAAATTGCGGCTGGAGATTCAGACGAACCTATCCAATTCGAAATTAATTACGGAGATTAAAAAGCGATATTTCGCTTAGTGTCACGCACATATCTTCTGGTTTTTTCTTGCCCATTTCAAACCTACATCTAATTTCCTAATTTTCGTATTCGCCATGATATTAGTAAGCCTTTTTGTAATCCTTTTTTCGAACAAATGTTCGAGTACAGTATCTATATATGGATTTACATACAGAACTAGCTGATTTACTAGCAGTACCTAGTTTTTATAAATATGCTAACTGTAAGGGAGTTAATCAAGATGATTTCTTTCCAGAGCGAGGAAGTTCTACAGTTATTGCTAAAAAGATTTGCAGCGAATGCAAAGTCCAATCCGAATGTTTGGAATATGCGGTCGAACGCAAAGAAAGATTTGGTATTTGGGGAGGTAAATCAGAGAGAGAACGAAGAGCTATTCGTAGAGAAAGGCGTAAAAATGAAAAATCTAAGTGATTTTATCTTTATAGACTTTGAAACAACAGGAAAAGATTTAACAGGAAGATATTATTTCGATAAAAATGTATCAAAAATGGACGCAGTCCAGATTGCTTTGGTATGGTGGGACGGTTCAGAGTTTACATCTGCACACTCGTACATCAAACCCCCTAATGCTTACTTTGATTTAAAATGGTCTTTTGCCTCTCCAGACCCTAATTTATGTATTAAAGCACCAACTTTTGATAAATTGTTTCCAATATTAGTAGGCTTAGTTGGAAAAAAAACACTTGTAGCTCATAATGCTAAGTTTGATAAAAAGGTAATGCAAGATACTTTAGATTATTACAACAAACCAATGTTTACTAATGAATGGCTATGTACTAAAGAATTAGCAAAAGATTATTTTTCAAAAGGAACTAAATGCTTTGATTCTTGTAAATCTAATTGCAGTGGTTATACACTAAGTCATTTACATCATGAATTTGGTTTTGGAGATTATGAAGAGCACAATGCTTTAGAAGATACATTTGCTGTAGCAAATATTTTTCAAATACTAAATAAAGATAGACAAGATAAAATAAAATCAGATTGGATTTTTGTATAAAAACAGACTTGTGTAATAATTATTTTACATAGATAGCCTCCTTTGTTGTTTATGTATGTACTGAAAGAGATAAGTCCGTCCTGTGAGGCGGACTCTCTTTTTAAATACCACTCTCCTATGATATAGTTACAAGTACGATGATAAAAGACTATATATTTCCAAATACAAATCGATTCAAAATAGTGGAGGAGACTGAAGAACACTTCTTAGTTGAATATTATAAAAGTAATCAGTTAGTAGAAGATTTTTATATTCCAAAGCAAGATGACCCTGATACTATTCGTACTGCTTTATTGTTTTGGTATAGTCAAAGATTTTTAATAAGAGCACCTTCAAATACCACTTTATCAAGTACTAAGAGCTAAAGTTAAATTGTCGGCATCCACACCGACCTCCTCCCATCATCGGCTCTTCTTCGGAAGAGCTGTATCTAATTTTAAATTCTGTTAATATATTTTTATGAAACAGTACAGACCATTACCTAATAGTTTAACTATTAAACAATCAGAAATAGAAGGATTAGGTTTATTTGCTAAAGAATTTATTTCAGCAGGAACTAATCTTGGAATATCTCACGTAGCTTCAGATAGATTTGATAATGGATGGATTAGAACTCCACTTGGAGGATTTGTAAATCATTCAGATGAACCTACCTGTAGAACAATATTAAAAAAAGAAGAAGTATATCTTGAAACTTTGAAAGATATTCAATCAGGAGAAGAGCTTACCTTAAAATACACTTGGTATAAGATATGACAACTTGGGATGCTGAAAATGAAACTTGGGCAGAATTTAAAAAAAGAAGAAGTAAAAACTCTGGTATATCCGGTATGGGTCAGAAAAAGCGTGAAGGTACTGGAAAAATAAATAAATCAGCTCTGAGAGAAAAAGCATTAAAACGAGCAAACTATAGATGTGAGTGGCCAGAGTGCGATACTACACAATGGTTGGAGATGGCACACATTACTGGAATTGGAATGGGAGGCATGAATCGAAATATTTCGAACGATGAAGGTAATGTTGCTATCTTTTGTAAATACCACCACGATATTTTTGATGGTAAAACAATAACTGGAGCAAAAAGAGAGTACACTAAGTTCGTAAGAGCTTACTTGAGGAGATTTGTGTAATGCCTAGATATGAACATAAGTGTATAAAAGATGTTTGTGAATTTTTATTTGAAGTTACTTATAGAATAACTGAAGAACCTAGTATTAATTGTCCTAAATGTGCTAGTCCAACAAAAAGACAAGTATCATCAAACGTAATGTTTGAAACACCAATGGATGCTGATTGGGTTGATGACCCAAGAACATTAAGCCCAAAGACGATTGCACAAGCTCAAAAAGCAAGTAAACAAAAGTATAGGTGGTAGGAGAGTATGGATTACGAACACATTTCAGAAGAAGATAAAATTACAATTATCACGAATCAATTAAAACAAATGGAGGGACAACACTTTAGTTTATCTTTAGTAGAACCTTCTAGACTTCAAGAAGAACAACAACATATTGTTTGGAGACAACAAATTATGCAATTAGAAAAAAGTATTGAACTTCTTCGTAAGAATAAGTCAAAGTTAGAGAATGGCTAAATATGCGCCGAAACTTCCTGGATTACATGATGCGCAGAGAGCTGTTGCAGATAGTCAAGCAAGGTGGAAGATTCTTTGTGCTGGTCGCAGGTTTGGTAAAACTAGACTCGGTGTTCAGTTATGTATCGAAACTGCCTTGGCAGGTGGTAGAGCTTGGTGGGTTGCTCCTACTTTTGCTATTGCTCGTGTTGGTTGGAGGGCGTTAGAATCTGCAGCACTTTCTTTTCCTAAAGAAATTGAACCAAAAATTTCAATCGCCAATATGGAAGTACAGTTTCCTAATGGTGGTTTTATTGCTTGTAAGTCTGCTGATAATCCGCAAAGATTAAGAGGTGAAGGTTTAGACTTTATCGTTATTGATGAGGCAGCTTTCGTAAAACCTGAAGTTTGGCAAGAAGTATTACGTCCTACATTAACTGAAAGAAAAGGTTCTGCTTTATTTATTTCTACTCCTCTTGGTATTGGTAATTGGTTTTATGACTTATGGCAAACTGCAGAAGAAAGAGAAGATTGGGAAAGATTTCATTATTCAACTGTAGACAATCCAAATATTGACCCAGAAGAAGTTGAAGCAGCTAAAGGAGAAGTTGGTTCTATTGTTTTTGCTCAAGAATACATGGCAGAGTTTATTGAAGCGGGTCAAGGTTTATTCAAACAAGAGTGGTTTTCTTATTATGATGTTATGCCTAATGGTAATTATGTAGGTGGTGGTAATAATTATGCGCCAAGAGATATGCAACACTTTGGAACATTAGACGTTGCTGTAACTACTGAGGAAAGGAGTGACTACACAGTAATAATTAGTTTTGCTCAAGCAAATGGAAAACTTTATGTAGAAGATGTAGTTAGAAGAAAAATGGAATCTCCTGATATTATTCCTGAAGCTAAAAGATTAGCAAGCCAAAATAACTGGTCTCATATTTGTATTGAAAATCAAGGTTTATCTAAACCATTCATTCAAGAAGCTGGAAGGTCTGGTTTAAGAGTTAGAGAAATTAGAGCTGAAAAAGATAAAATAACCAAAAGTTTACCCCTATCGGCTAGGATGGAGGCAGGTGACATCTTGTTTAGGAAAGATGCACCTTGGTTAGCAGACTTAGAAAGAGAACTGTTAACGTTCCCTGTCGGTAAAAATGACGACATGGTGGACGCACTGGGATTAGCTGCCTCAACTTTGCAGCAAAGAAGAAGTTGGGAAGCTTTTTAATACTGGGAATATATTTTGGAAGAAAAAAGCAGATTACAAAAAGCTTTAGATTTCATTACGCCTTCAAGACGTAATGAAAGTAAAGTACAATCAAATTACAATCAGTTATTTGGCAATGATGCCTCAATTTACGGTTATAATACTACATCAGGTTTTTGGGAAGCAGACAAACTAAAAGAAATAGGAGATGGTTCTGGTAATTCAGCTGTAACAGCATGTCTTAATGTTTTAGCTACCTCATTTGCTGAACCTACACTTCAAGTAGTAAAAAGAGACCAAACATTTGGTGATAGAGAAGTAGATTATTCTCACCCATTAGTAGAACTTCTTAGAAGACCTAATCCATTTATGTCACACAACCTATTATCTCACTATATAGTATTAGGTTTAAATACAGCAGGTGATGCCTTTCTTTATAAAAACAGAAACAAACAAGGTAAAGTTGTAGAACTAATTCCTTTAATGCCACATCTTGTAGAAGTTAGAGGAAACGAACAACAATTAATTACTCACTATGAATATTACACATACGGTAAAGGTGAATTTGTAAAAATAGATGTTAAAGACATGGTACATATCCGACAAGGAATTGACCCAAATGACCACAGAAGAGGTCACGCACCACTTAAATCAGTACTAAGAGAAATTTTAGGTGACGAATCAGCTGGACAGTTCACAACTGCTCTATTGAACAATATGGCTGTACCGGGTGTAGTTCTTACACCTAGAAGTGATGGTTATGGTGGTCCTACTAAAGAAGAAGCAGAAGCTATCTCTGCAATGTACAAAGAAAAGTTTGGTGGAGCTAATAGAGGTGCTCCTATGGTTTTATCTGGTGCAATGAACGTTGAGGTAGTTTCTTTTACACCAGACCAAATGAAGTTAGCTGAACTTAGAAGAATACCAGAAGAAAGAGTATCTGCGGTTTTAGGAGTGCCCGCTATACTCGCCGGACTCGGGGCTGGATTGGACGCGGCCACTTTTAACAATACTAAAGAATTAAGAGAATTTTTTACAGAACAAAAACTTGTTCCAATGTGGAGAACAGTTGCTAACGAGTTAACACATCAATTACTTATACCTGATTTTGGTGATAATGGAAAAATGTGTGATTATGATATACAGTCTGTTAGAGCTTTACAAACTGATGTAGACAATCTTTATAAGAGAGTAAACATGGGTGTATCTGGTGGTTGGATAACAATCGGAGAAGCTAGAAAAGTTGTAGGTTTGGATGTTGACGAAAGACATGAAGTATATCTAAGACCACTAAATATGATTCAAGTAGATTCTGATGGCAACGCAATATTGAATGATATGCCTGAAGCAAATAGACAACAAGCACAAGCAGAACAAGAAGGACAACCTTTACAAGCTGCTAATGCTAATGTTGAAACCGAACAAAAAGATTTACTTACATTGGAAGAATATCCACAAGTTAATTTAAGAGACCAAAGAATACAACAAACTGAAGAACCTCGTAATGAAGAAAAGTATATTGCTAAGATGCCTAATGGTTCATACTGTGTAATAAGTCATGACACAGGAAAAGTAATTAAATGTTTTGAAACAGAAAAAGAAGCAGAAGCTTACTTAGGTAAAAAAGATGCAGCACCAGTAATGGCTGATACTTATACTACTCCTGAAGAAGCTACAGCAAGAGCAAAAGAATTAGGTTGTGATGGTTATCATGTTGTTGATAGAGGACCAGCAGGTAAGTTTTATATGCCTTGTAAAAATGACGAAGACTACGATAAGTTAATAAAATCTGCACACCCAGATAGAAATACTTCTAGCAATATGTTTATGTATGACACAATTGAAGCTGCTGAAAGAAGAGCAGAAGAAATGGGATGTTCTGGATATCATGAGCATGATGTAAGAGGGACAACTTACTATATGCCTTGTGCTACACATGAGCAATTGGAAAGGTCAAAAAAATCTTATCTAGTTGATATAATGGAAGAACTTAAAGTTAGCTTAGAAGAAGCAGAAGTTATTATGGAATCACAATTTAGTATAGAGCCAGAAAATATCAAGAAAGAAAAACCTAAAAAAGATAGAACGAATTTTCCTAGTCCAGGAGATGACAAACAAGTTTCAATATCTAATTCTAAATATAAACAATTTCCTTATGGTTATGCAAGAGACCTAAAAGAAAATTGGCCTGAGATTTGGAGAAGAGCTGGTAACGGTGGTAATCCACCTACATCATTTACTGGTAATGATGCTTTTAGAAACTGGACTAAATATAAATCTGGTGATAGAAGTGAATCAGTTCTTAATTGGGTAAGAAGAAGAGAACGTTACATGGGAAGACATCAAGGTAACAACAGACTTAATGGAACTATTGCAAATATTAAATGGGGCGGTGTGTCCAATATTGGTGTTTCTGCAATGAAGAAAATTGTTAATGACCAAAAGAAAGTTGTTAGAACTAGAAGAAAAGCTGCTGAAAGTATGGCTGATGAAATTTATGAAGAAAAATTATCTGAGACAAAAGCAGTTTCATCTAGAGTGAGAAAAGCTTTAGTTCAAAAAGTAAAAGACCACAATGATAAAAATCCAAAGTATAGAGCAAACCTTAGAACATTAACATCTGTATTTAACAGAGGTGTAGGTGCTTATCGTACTAACCCTGGTTCAGTTAGAGGAAATGTAACAGGAGCTGACCAATGGGGATTAGCAAGAGTTAACGGTTTCTTACACGCTTTAAGAACTGGTAGATTTAAAAGAAAACCATATGACCAAGATTTATTACCTAGCAATCATCCTTTAAGCTCAAAGAAGTCTGGAGAAATAGAAGAGAAAGCTTCTAGTGTCAGTGTCGGACAGTCGGTAAGCTGGTCTATAAATAAAGACCCAGACCCACCATCAACAGTTCATGGAATTGTTACTTCTGTTAATAGTGAAAAGAAAGAAGCCACAATGCAAGTGTATGCAATAATGGAAGACGGAAGTCACAAAAAAACAGACAGAAAAGTGACTATGCCTATATCAAAATTAAAAGTTATAAAACCAATTAAATAACACACATTTTTAAAACATCTGTAATAATTCTTTATATAGCGTACCTTATTACTGTTAACAGGAGAATAGGTAATGTCTGAAAAAGAAGTTAAGAATATTGACCTCGAGTTCAAAACGGACTCAGAAGGTAAAGTCTCAGCTGTGTTTTCAGTTTTCAACAATTTAGATTCCGATGGAGATGTGGTAGTACCTGGTGCTATCAAATCAGGCTTCAAATCAGGTGATGTTCCAATGGTATGGGCTCACAAATGGGATATGCCAATAGGCAAAGGACAAATCACTTCAGATGGCGATAAAGCTACATTTAGTGGTGAGTTCTTTTTGGATACTGAATCTGGCAAAGAGGCTTATAAAATTGTTAAAAACATGGGTGACATGCAACAATGGTCATTCGGTTATAGAGTCAATGACTCAGAGAGAGGTAAGTTTGGCGACGATGAAAAAGACGCTAGATACCTTAAAGACCTCACAGTTTATGAAGTTTCACCAGTTCTTGTTGGAGCTAATCAAGATACATACACAATGGCGATTAAATCAAACACAGAACTATTAGAAGAATTAACAGGAGTTGAAGAAGACCAAAAAGGTGTTCTTGGTAACTCTACATTCTTTGAGAAAGAACCAGAAGATGAAGATGGTTCAGAAGAAGAAAAAATGTGTTCTAACTGCACAAGTATGATTGAAAATCCAGCAGCTTATTTAAAAGAGTTGTCTGAATCTCAAGATATAGAAGTTGAGACACAAGAAGAGATTTCAGAGGAAGGTTCTAAACCTTTCTCGGAACAAGTCAAAGATGTGCTTGCTGCATTAAACGACTTGATGGTACGAGCTACCGCCATAGCGATGTTGCGTGCCAAAGATGGAAGGAAATTAGGCGAAAAAGCCACTGAAGCACTACGTGCAGTTCAAGATGACCTACAAGATGCTTGGGTTGAAATAGACCAATTTATCGATAATGTAGGTGACACTGAAGAAGTAGTTGTTGAGGATAGCGTTGACGTAGAAGAAGAACAATCAGTCGAGGAAGTTGAAGACATCGATACAGAGGAACCTGTAGTCGAAGAAGTCGAGGTTGAATCCAACCCAGAGGTTGAACCAGTCCAAGCTGAAGATAACACTGATTCCGTTGATGACGAGGCTGAAGCCTTATGGTTAGAGGCACAGCAAAATATTGCTGAGTCTTTGGATGCTGAATTAGAAGTAGAAGAATAATATCATAGGAGATATAGACCATGAGTGAAGTAGCAAAGCTCAAAGAGCAAATTGCAAAATCTCGTGAAGAACTTAAGTCTGCTTTTGATAATCAAGAAGACGGCAAGTACAGTGCTGAAGCCAAAGAGAAAATCAAAGGCCTCAACACAGAACTTTCTGGACTTGTTGATGATTTAAAAGTTGAAGAAGCTAGAGTTCAAAACGAGAAAGCTTTAGAGGTTGATAATGAGCCTGTAAATTCTATACCTAATGCAATGCCTGAGCAAAAAGGTCCACAATCAATTGGGGAACAATTTGCTGATACAGATGCTTATAAAGCATATGTAGAAAAAGGTGTTAAAGGTGTAGATTCTCAAGCAGAATTTAAAACCACATTAAACACAACTGGTTATCCACCAGAGAGCTTAAGAGCTCCTGGAATCCTAGAGACCGCTCTTCGTAATCCAGACAGCGTTATTGGATTGTTTGACCAAATTCAAACATCTCAAAATGCTTATGTTTACTTAGAAGAGACAACTTTTACTAACAATGCAGGTTCTATTGCAGAATCAGGAGACATCTCCTCTTCTCTAGAATCAGCACTTGCATTTACAGAAAGAACAGAATCCATCAGAAAGATGGCTACTTTCTTGCCTGTAACTGACGAGTTGTTAGCAGACGTTGCCGGTATTCAAGGATATGTCAACTCACGTTTATCAACAATGATGAAGTTGAACTTGGACAACCAACTTATTAACGGTGATGGTTCAGCTCCTAATTTAACTGGTGTATTAAATAAAGCCGGAATCAATACATTTGATTACGCTTTACCATATGCTGGAGAATTAGGAAAACTTGGACAAATCTACCAAGCAATTACTGAAATCAGAAAAGACGCTTTCGTCGAACCTGATGCAATAGTAATGCACCCATCAGACTGGTACGACATCGTAACATCTGTCACAGAAGTAGACACAAGCGGTTCTAAGAACCCATTATTTGTGGTTGCTGGTGGCTTTGGTGCCGATGCTGCTCCAAGAATTTGGGGACTAAGAGTCGTTCCTTCAACAGTTATTGCTGCTGGAACAGTACTTGTTGGTAAGTTCAGTGGTGGCGACGCAGCTCAAGTAATTATGAGAGAAGGCGTTGACCTAGCTGTTTCTGACAGCCATAGCGATTTCTTTGCTAAGAACCAATTAGCAATTAGATTAACAATGCGTTTAGGTTTCGCAGTTTACAGACCTGCCGCATTCTGTACTATTACTAACTTTTAATAGTACTTAAAGTTTATAAAGGGCGGATTTGTATTCGCCCTTTTAAACACTTAATAGTAGGAGAAAAAATGAACTCAAATTTAAATGGATTTGGATTAATACAAAGAGAAGAAAAGTTTTTTGATAATTCTGAAAAAATTTTACAAAGATTTAAAATCAAAGCAACTATGGAAGTTGCTATGGAAGAAGAAGAGTAATGCCTAGAGGCAGACCAAAATCATACAGGATGGGTGGACGAGTTCGTCCTAAAAAGATGAAGCGTGGTGGCCGAGTTCGTAGACCTAGGAGAAGAAGATAATGGGTTATAACAAACCAAAAAAACGCAGTACAAGTAAAAAACCAAAAAAACCTAGAAGATAGGTTAGGATAGCATTATGTATACAATATTAGATACCAACGTTTATAAATTACCTGACGGAAAAATTTGGAAAGGTGTTCCAGCTGATTTACCAACAAGTAACGCAGACTTGATTGCTAAAGCTGGTAAAGAGTATCCAACTGAATGGCTTAAAGAGCAAGGTGCTCTTGATAAACCTAAAAAAGCAGCTCCTGCTAAAAAAGTAGAAGCTGAAAAGGTTGAAGAAAAAGCTGAAGTTAAAGCTCAAAAACCTGCTGAAAATAAAGCCGTCAAAGCTAAAGTAGAAGACAAGTAAATCAGGAGGTCTAACTTATGGCTTTCTGTACAGCTGCAGATGTAGAAACATTTGCTCTTATAGACTTTTCATCAGAATTAGAAAATCATTTAACCAATGAATTAATACCTATTGTTGAAGACGCTATTAGAGAATATGTTGGATACACAGTAGATTATGGAACTCACACTGAAACATTTTCAGGTAATCAAACCAGAGAGTACTTCTTAGACGAAAGACCTGTAAATTCAGTTACTTCTGTAGTAGAAGATGGAACAACACTTACTTACGGAAACCAAGAAGATTTCTTATGGTATTCAAACGGAAGAATAAGAAGAATAGGTTCTCGTTGGTCTTTTGCTTATCCTGACAATATAAGTGTTACATATACTGCTGGTTATGATACAGGTGGTGGTGTTGGACCTTCTTTGCCAAGAGCATTTAGAGTTGTTGCATCGAGAGCTTCAGCAAGACTATTAGAATCAGCTTTAGTATTGTCAGCTCAACAAGAGCCTAATGAAATTGTTGCACAAAATCCTTCACAAAATCAAGTAGGTAATTTTACAGCTACAGATTCTGAAGCAGTAGGTGATTATCAAATAAATTATGTAGGAAACATAGGCATGAACTCAATTGCCGTTTTATCTGGTGCTGATTTAAATATGCTTGGTCAATACAAGAAAACTTTCTTTTTATAAGATATAATAGGCTTATGCCTATAAGAAAAGCACCTACACCAGAAGAAGCAAGAAATTTATTTCTTAGATTTCCTAATAAAAAATTAAAAGACTGGGCTGATGAATGGGGGTGCACTGCTGAAAGAGTTCGTCAAATAAAATTAGAATCTGGTGTAAAGTCTAAATTTAAAATTGATATATCTCTAGCAAATAAAATTGCAGAGTACATATCTCAAGGAAAATATACTTTAACTTCTTTAGAAATGTATGAAGAGTTTCCTATTGGAAGAGATGCATTTATGACTTGGATGAGAAAAGATAAAGAAGTTCAAAATTTAATTGCTCAAGCTCAAAATGAAGCTCAAAAAAATAAATTAAATCCTAAAGAAAAACAATGTAAATCTTGTAACGAAGTAAAAAACATTCTTAATTTTAAAAAAAGTCAAAGATATGCAGATGGATTAATTCCTTACTGTAAAGATTGTATAAATATAAATATTGAAAAAGTTGCTCCAAATTCAAAAAAAATATGTTTAAAATGCAAAAAAGCAAAATCTAGAAAATCTTTTACAAGGAATATGAATTTTTCTGATGGATTAGTACCATTTTGTAAAACATGTAAGTCAAATGCTAGAAGAGTTAAAAGGTCAATTAACACAAAACTTTCTGATACCGCAAATTAGTAAGGTTACTGTTAAAGTAACAATATGGCCGGGAAAATAACAACAAGATTATACACTGATAAAATAAATGTTCAAACATTAGATGATACATCTATTGACGAAAGAGGACTTGAATCAAATAGTTGGGAAACTACATCATCAAATGTTATTTGTCATATACAAAATTTAGGAAGTCAAGAAAACAGACAAGGTAGAAATACAATACTGACTAATTTCATAATAAGCATACCTAGTAATGTAAATATTGAAGCAGATATGAGATTACAAGATGTTGTTGATACAGATATATATTACGAAATTGATGGAGTAAGGAAGTCTTTTACTAGAGACAATAGAGTTATTGGAATAACTGTTACTTGTCATACTTTTAACTAATGGCTTATAGACCAGGACAATACGTTCGTGAATTTTTTACGAGCGGTGGTTTTACTTTAACAGATAGAAGTCCAAAATATGGACCAGGTAAAATACCTTTATTTAAATCTTTGTCAAGATTAAACAAAAAAGAACTTATTTATGCTGTAGGTTACAACTTATCAACTTTAGGAGCGTTTGGAGTTGACACTGCAATGGTTGGTGCAATACCATATATGGTAGGACAATATGCAAACACAATAAATTCTTTTAGAAAAAATTTAAAAAACCCATCTAATGTTCTTGGTGGTCAAATAATTGCACGTCAAAAGTTATTAGGAGGAGCTAAATTAGTTGGTAGATTTAGACCTGCTGTTACTAGTGCTTTAAAAACTAATACTCCAATAGACAGAGCTACAAATATTATTATAGGTAGAGAAACACAAGCTATGTTAAAACAGGCTAGAAGTGCTGGTACTGCTGGAACTATCGTAAGTTTAATACAATCTGTCAATCCATCTGTAATGGATAATCAGCTTTTAAAACAAGCAGAAATTCCTAATAAAGGAAATGTATTTGTTAAATGGAGAGATAGAACTTTTGCTGAAGCTTATACGAATGCACCAGACCCATTTTCAAACAATCCAATAATGCAACTTAGAAAAGCACAAGCCAAAAAAGAAGCAGCTAGGGCTAAAAGAGGTGGCAAAAGTAGAACATACGGTCCAGAACAAATGATTGATTTACAATTTGATATTCCACAAAACCCAGTAAGTGTAGATAAAGTATTATCTCAGTTATCTCTATCTGATGCAGGATTATTAGTAGGAACTGGTAGAGGGGGAAGGCAGAAGACTATAGCAGAAGCTATGGAAAGTGCTATTGCAAATCAAAAATACCAAAATGACGCTAACATAATGGGATTATCTCAGTCTGCAAGAAATGAACTTTACAGGCAAAACGAACATGATAGAGTTGGTAAATTATTATCATTCGGTGAATCATCTAGAACTTATGCAGATAGAGGATTACAGTCAAGTTTAACAGATGCAAGAAATCCTGTTATAGCACCTGGTGAAAGAGACATAAGAACTATGAATACTACTCAACAAATTGATACACATACTCTTAGAGAAACTAGACAATCAGCTATGACTCAATTTACAAATGCTGCACAATTAGATGCTGATAATTTAGCTGGAGCTTTACCTACTGATTTGTTCTTTAATAAAGAAGGAATGGACGAATTCAAAAACTTTCTAAGAGCTTTTGGACAACCTATTACTAAATTAAACAGTATTACAGGTCCAAGACAAGCAGCTCGATTGCTTTCTTCTGCTATAACTATGATTAGTCATCAAGAACTAGGAGAAAATATTGTAAACATATTTACACAATCTAATGCAATTGATAGATTTTCTACAACATTAATAAGCCAAGGATATACAAATTTAGGTAATCAACTCAGAGCATTATACAATTTTGATAGAGACGACATTAGGTCTCCAAGACCACAGGGGATATATGCAACAAGATTATCAGAAATAAATAGATTAAAAGAAGTTAATAAGAGCGGAGCTCAGATAACTAAAATGTTTCTTACAGATTCAGGTGGTGAGTACTTATCAGACCTCAGATTTAGACCTGCTGGTGAGTTAATATATCTGTCTCTTATACACATCTGACGCTGCCGACGATCTACTCTGTGTAGATCTCGGTGGTCGCCGTATC